CGCTCCATCGTGAGCGGTTGTGCAGTGTTTAAATGGATGCGGCCACACGTTTTGACAAGGAGTTGACTCTCCACCGGCCAACCGGCAATGGGAAATTGGTACTAACTAATCCCATGGAACATGTAAAATGAAATGAATCGATTCTGCACGGTTTCACCCGCCTGTCTACTAGACCCCTCGTTCGCGGTTATACGAATATAACTCAGGTCGACTCAAATGTAGATTTTTGTCCGTTCTTATTTAGACTCACTCGGTGATGAGATACATGCAATTCAGCTACTAACCTCCGCTGATAGAGGCATAAACCCAATGTGGACCCTTCGTACAAGACTTATTGTCATCGCTCTAACTCAGGATGATGTTTGGGGGTCAGTGATATGACCAGATTGGGGGTACCCACCCCCTTTGTGCAACATTTAACTCCACACACCCTACGGCATGCTTCATAGCAGGCTGTTGCAACCACCAGGAGGACTATAGGTATCCGGACAGACCAGCAGGGATCTGAGCGATACGGAAAGTCATCTTAGAAGCTCCAGTGGCAGTAGTAATGGTTGGTGTAAACGTAGCAATTTTCGTTGAGTCCGTAATCGTAAGATACATCGTCGCGAATGCCACATTTGTACCAACCGTGTAAGTACTACCATAAGTAAGACCCGCAACACAATTGGTTACTGCACCAGCAAATCCAGATAAATTGGCGGCAGTGCAATCATTGATAAAATACGTCAACATATAAACCCCGATCGACCCTATAGGGAACGTCATAACGGTAGATGTCATTGTAAGACCAATGGAATTGTTCTGACCACTAAATATGGCAGCGGTATTTGCGGTACCAAACGGTGCCGCAGCAGTAACACCAGTCGAACTCGAACCATCCGAAAATGGTCCAGCCAGGTCAAGGAGACCCGTAACAACTGGTTTGCGTAGTTCAACTTCGTAAGAGACCCATAGTTCTCCAATATCCACAGCACCGGCTTGTTGACCCTGACATGCCACATAAGTGGTACCAAGATCATACGTTTTGGGATCTTCGCCGGAAGGTACTGCACCGGTACGAACGTATTGCACGTTGTACGGGTTCTCCCTGGGATCACATTCAATAGGATGACAAAAACTTTCACTGGGTTTACTATCCGTAGAAAAGTACTCATTGAGAAGTTGTGTCTTATTAGTAAATGCGACCGCAGTACTACGATATTGAGAGGCCATCATAATGGAGCCTAAAGCAGTGTTAGTGCTGGCTACAGAATTGCCACTCGTGGATATGAATTCAAAAACTACACCCTTCCAGGTGTATTCTTGATATTGTTGGGCGATAGTCGCTAGCCAGGGAAAACTAGTGGCCAACCCGGGATTCAGTACAATCGTGTTACTAATACCAAAAGCAACTGATGATGTCACGTCACCAATATACTCTTTATGGCGTACCACAACTGACTGACCCAATTTGTGCATCGATGGGATGTCCCCCGACGCTCTAACACGATTCACCAAACTATTGGTGGATACCGCATAGTCTCCTTGCCCTAGCCATTTACTGACCATGGCTCCGAGACCAGTTCCGGCGGCACTCCCGAGGACTGGATTTCCCAGCATACCCCCAAGAGCACCGCCACCCAAGCCGCCAAGCGCGCGTAATGCAGCGCCAATAGCTGTGGGACCAGCACTGCTGCTGGATTTCTTTTTCGTCTGTTTCTTCACTGTTTTCACTTTCTTCATGGTTTTGGGAGCCATGGAAACTAGATACGATCGAGTGGGATTTCAATATAATTCGTATCTTTAATCTGCACGCCGGAAATCTCTCTGACGCCTTCAAAACTGATACTGTATGAGTCATAATAACTCTCCAGCACCAGTTGATAATCGGGCGTTATTCCGTGCGCTATCCAGAAGCTATACCTCGCTTTAGCTTCTATCTCTCTTGTACTGTAGCTGAGATTACCCATTCTCTCAAATTGTCCAGAATTCCTATATATGCTTTGAATAAATCCACGCGAGGGATTAGCCCCTTTCCCACACCTACGAAAGGCGCGGTAGAAGGACTGCATAACAGGAATACCAGCGGACAAACTACCCCCACACATTCCCACCGCGGCACACCATTTCTCAAATGCTTTGCTACTGTCCAGAGAAACTAGACACATTGAGTCCTTAATGATGGCGGTGCGAACCGAACGACACATGACATATTCATTGCCGTTCCAAACAGGATGGGCCTGACAAAATTCGACCGATTCAAAATCGTCGACTGTATCTTCCACATCCATTCTGAAACCTTTGAGGTTAAACCAGTCTTGCAAACCAACGATAAATTTTTGCTCATCTCCACGTTCCATGAAGATGACACAATCATCACCGTTGTTCGCCAATTCGATCTTAACCCCGACGCGTTCAGCCCACGTCCACACTAAAGCACACATAATGATACAATTACCCAAGGCGGTATTCATATCACCACTGAACCGAATG